CGTCGCAAGACGTGAGTCCCCTGTGGCCATGCCCGTGATACTTGCCCCGATGGATCCCAAAAAGGCAGCCGCCATCATCCAGAATTTTCTGCTCGTCAGTTTTTCTTTCATCTCATCACCTACACCGAAAGAAAGTCGTGCTTCTCCAGCCGCTCCGTATAACTTGAGTTGATATGGGCTATCGTCATCACGGTCTGATTGTTCTTGAAGTCCTGGTGAGCTTCACAGTACGTCTCATAGTTCGTGATGTCCGACATTGCCTGGTCATAGGAGTCCTTGCTGTGCCTTCGTCCTTCCAACAATTCGTCGTTGAATTTCAGGATCCTCACCCTTGACTCGATGGCCTCCCTCAGGTCACCCTTCTCGTCAATGGCTCTGATGTCCTTCCGCATCTCAGCGAGTTCCTTGACGATGGCATCAAAGCGGTCGTTTTTCTGGTCCTTACGGGATATAAGGAACTGCAGGAAGCCCAGAAAGCCTCCGCCCAGAATGAAGCTGAAAACTGTCACCGCTATGTCCATCATTTACCTCGCATCTCTTTATGAGGAGATTGTATCTCACCAATCAAACCCAAATCAATCAAACCACTTTACTCTGCCGTTGCAAGCCAGAATTTGCGAGATGTTAGTTTTTCTTTCATGGGTCGCCCCCTTACGGTTCAGCCTGAATCCTGCTTGCGTAACTGCTCCAGTTTGCCGCCGTTTTGTAGGCATCTACTGAAGCGGCAGGGACATAGAAAACAGCCGAGCCTTCTGTCGCGTTGAAGGCGTTCCCAGCTTCAAGGGTTGGCGGCGTTGTCGGCCTAAAATGCCACTCATATGCCTTGACATTGTCAAAAGCGCTTTGACCGATAAATGTGACAGTGCTTCCGACATCCACCTTGCAAGCGCATCGCGCCCCGCCGAAAGCTCGCGTCGCTATACTGGTCGGGCCATCTATAATTATTTCTTTTAAGCCGCCACAATCCCCGAACACATAGCCCTTAATTTCACCTGTGTTTTTTATTGTCGCCTTTTCTAACAGCGTAGCATTTTGCAATTTATACTGCCCAATATCGCTAATTGTCGAAGGTATGTAAATGCGACGGATAAGACGCCTCTGTACATAGTAACCTTTCGATGATTCACAGGTTATAATCTGATTGTTGTTCGGAATTGTAATGCTCCCACCAACCACGATTTCATAAACGCCGAAGTCAGCATATGTATGAACAGCATTAAGGTTCACGGAGCTATCTGTCGAGCCGTCGCCCCAGTCAATATCGCCTGTGCCGCTAATCTGTAATTTGATTCTTTTTTGGTCTTCTACGTCAACGTTAATCCAGATATGGAGCTTGCTGTCTGTCGGTTCGGGCGCGTCCATCCATGCGCTAACACCCGCGCCGCCCCCTCCGCCTCCTTCTGAGACGGTAAGTTTACCTGATATTAAGATTTCCTTTAACGTCATAGCACACCTCCTTACTGCTCAACCCATGACTCGCCGTCCCACACTGACATCTTGCCTGTGGAGATGTCGAGGACGATGCTGCCCTGCAGGCAGAAATTCGTGTCAATGTCCTCGATCTCGGACGTCTCCTTAACCGTGAACTCCTGATGACCCACCTGATAGATGACACCGTTGACCTCTGTGGTCTCAGTCGCGTCCCATCTTTTTACAGCCATTTTTAATCCCTCCCTTTATTGATCTATCCTTGCCATCGCAGAGGCGAAGGACTCCTTGTACTCGCCGATCCGTATCTTCTCGCACTTTTCGGAGAGCACATTGTAACTGATTTCATAGACTCTCGTTTTGACATTGACGTTCATCCCAGGATGCAGAACCGTGATGATGTCGCCCATGTCGATCTTCTCGAACTCCCTCAGGAGCTCGTATTCCTGGTTCTTATAGAGCGACTCGAACTCAATGTCGATCGAGACCTTCGGATATCCCGTCCCCAGGTCAGCTCTCGCCTTGGCGGTCAGCTGCGCCTTTGTCGGCTTCTCGTCGAAGTCGTTCGAATAGTCCACCACCTCGTGATACTTCATCGGCCTCAGTGACTCGTCCGAAACCGTCACCACGGAGTCGGCGTAGACCAGACCGTCCTGGTCGGAGTACCAGTACGGCAGAATCCCGGTCACGGCCATCCCCTCCGTCTCGATCTGCAGACCTGTCAGGTTCTTCCCGTACCTGATGACCACTCCGTTGTCAGACCCACGGCTCGCATTGAGACTGACAACAAAATTGTCGTACACGTAATTCCCGCCATAGACGTCAAGGATGGATCCCTCCATGCCTCTCAGCACTTCCCCTACCGTGGATGGCTCTGTGAGCTCGTAGGAGGCCGCTGAGGACTTGTCAGTCTCAAAGGTAAAGCCTGTACTGCCTCCGAAGGCCTGCTCGTTTAAGGCCGTCAGAGCGTCTTCCAGAGACGTCGCTGTGAACGGCTTCACCGGGATCCCGTGCAGCCGGAATCTCGCGTGTCTGGCGTAGACCATCACCGTCCCGGTCAGATTGTCGACTATGTCGTAGACGTCGAAAAGCTGCGCCTTGACTCCGTCCCTCGGGATAGCCTTGATCGTGGCTCCGTAGACGATCTTGTCATAGTACTGGCCGTCCTTGAGATACTCGATCTCCAGCTCGTACTCCCCATTGTCCACGTTCTCCCGCACCACGCAGGATACACAATCGGACAGAGGACCGATGCCGTTGTTCTTGAAATTCGTTGTTTTAGGCTCGTACAGAATCGGGATCATAAAGTCCACCACCTCGGAATGATCTCAAGCGTGTCCGCCAGGCTGCTGACCAGTACTGCGTTCTCCCCAGGGCTCAGCCCGATGTTGTAGTCCGATATGGTCACGTACTTGTTGCAGTTCATCAGATAGCCGTTCTCGTTGTCCGCCGCCAATGAGTATGCGTTCATGGTCTCCGTGTCGATGGTCAGATAGTTGACCACATCACTCCCCTCCGCCTCGTCGTGGATAAACTGGACGCTGACGCCGTTGACAGCGCATATATAATCGTCGAAGGTGTCACTCGACAGCGGTCCGATCCTCAGAATCGGATTCGCAGCGAACAGCGTCGGATTCGTGATCGAAAACTCCTCGAAGATCTCGTCTTCAAAGATAAGGACATCATCGACATATACCCGGCTGATCGCCGAACGCGGGAAGATGAGATAAGGCGTCGTCGTGGCGAGCCTGTCAAAAACACTGAACTGCTTAGCCGTATAGCAGCGAGTTCGGCCGGCTATGACCTGCCCTATATTGTAAGGCGTATAACTCCCCGTGTTCTGAAGGATCGCGAAGAACTCCGTCCCGTCATCGACCTCAAACCTGATCGTGCTGGTGCTCGTTACCGTCGGCTGAATTACGAAATACTTGATGTCCTCGACCTCGTCGCTTTTGTAACTCGTAGCACCGCATATCAGATTTTTCAATGCGTACTTCTCCGCGGCACTGAACTCGCTAAAAGCATGATACTCCGCCGCCGTCCCCGTTGATGTCACACCGAACTCCACAGGCACAGCTCCGCTTGATAGGTATTTCTTCGGGCTGCAGTTGAAGGTGAAGTCCACCCTTGCCTTGTCACCGTGCCTCGTTATCTTTGGCTCGATCCCTCCGGCGTATCTTCCGACCATGTGGTCCACGTCCAGGTCGAAGTCGTCGCTCAGCTCGTAGTTCCCCACCATGGAGAGCAGCTTCGTGTTGAATGCCTTCATCTGGTCGTAGGCGTTCGCGACAAAAGCACAGGAGTATATAACGTTGACATTTTCATATCTCCCGTCGTCAGCAAAGAGCTCCCCGGTCCGTCCCGGCACCGCGATCCCTTCGCCGGATCTTGACGTGTGCCTCTCCTCCCGACGTTCGAGGACCTTCACCCCGTAGTCAGAAGCGGAGACCCCGTTGAAAACAAAATTATTAGTAGGCATAGGACACCTTCTTTCTTCTGTAAGCCAGTGACAGTTTATCCATCACGATGTTGGCAAGCTCGTTGACATCCTGACCGGCTGCACCGTAGACATTTATGACAGGAGCGAACGCTCCGCCATCAGAGCCGCCCTTTATAGTCTGGTAGTTTGTGTCAAAGGAGAGCTCCGGCATCCCGGCCATCTGGTTGAACGTATCCTCGACAGCTCCGACCATGTCGTCCGTCGGCATCTCATCAACAAAGCCCTCGCCGATACCAAGCGCCCAGTTTTTACCGATGATGTCGTGAGCACGTTTTGAAGGAGAATTGATCTTCAGGAACCCCGTCATGGAATCCCATGCCGCCTTGACAGCGTTTAATGCCATCTGCGCGAGAGAGCTCGCCGCGTCCGCAATGCCTCGCCCGATACCACGGATAAGATTCATACCTATGGAGCCCCAGTCATAGCCGTCGAACGGACTCTTGATCGTCTGAATGATCTGCGGGATCGCCGCTATTACCTGCGGTATCGCCCGGATAAGGCCGACCGCCAGCTGAGTGATTAACTGGACGCCCTGGATGACCATCTGCGGCAGATAAGGCGCGATAGACGCGATCAGGTTCGTCAGAAGCTCGATGCCCTTCTGGACCAGCTGCTGAGGATCCATACCGCTCGTCAGGTTCTGGACCAGCTGCAGCCCCGTCTGGATAAGGACAGGAATCATCGTCATGATCGCCTGTATCAGAGAATTGATGATCATCGGCCCCTGTTCCACCAGAACCGTCACAATGGTCGGCAGTGCCTGCACGATCCCGATGACGAGAGACGTCGCAGCGTTAAGGAGCGGCGGAAGGATCGTCTCCACCAGCCCCGGGAGCTTCTCCGCGATGATCGGCGCAATCTGCTCGACCAGCTGACCTATTCCCGATAATGCCTGCTCAGCTGCCGGGAGAAGGTTCTCCAGCATGGTCTCAGCACTCTCGACCACGTTGTCGATCAACTGTCCGATGTCCGCCTCGCTGTCCGTGAGGCCCGCGATCAGATTGGTCCATGCTCCTTTAAGCATCCCAAAGGACCCGGCTATTGTCGATCCGGCCTCCCTAGCTGTCGTACCGGCGATGTTCTGCTTCTGCTGCACTAAATCAATGGCCGTGACGATGTCGGAGAAGCTGTCAATGGACAGGTCCGCAGCCTGACCGTTCGCCGCCGCGTACTCGTTGGCGTCCTTGATCAGCTGCTCCATACCTTCTTTGCTGCCGGCGTACCCGAGGCGGAGATTGTCCAGCATGTTA